ATAAAGGACTTGGCAGATTCTTAAGTAACGCATTGATTACAGAAGGATACTTCTTTAGTTGATCAATGTAATTAGTAAAGGCTTGTCTGCCTGTTGCAATACCAGTAATTAATGAGCTTGAATTACCACCAAAGCTATCAGCAAGATTAGCAAGTGCTCGCCCAATCTTTTGTGACACACCAAGGTAGTTATTAAGATCACCGATATAGAACTTTAGTGAACTGCTTAGTTTAGTGAAACCTTGTGAAGCAGTAACAGTAGCAGTCGCCATATCTTTGCCAATTGCATCCGAAGACTTTTCAATAGCCTCAAATAGCATCTTAGCAGATAACTGACCTGCGAGCATCTGTTGACGAAGTTGGCCAGAGGTTTTACCCATTGACTTAGCAACCTTATCAAGTAGATAAGGGAACTGTTCTGCAACAGAGTTAAATTCTTGAGCCTGTACAACACCAGAAGCGAATGACTGACTCATCTGTGTGATAGCTTCACTAACAGCTTGAGCTGATCCACCTGATTGAGCAGCAGCTTGACCAATAGCCTTCGTTACCTTTACGATACGGCTATCATCAACATTCTGACCACGGAAAGATCGTACTAGAGTAGTATAAATACCTGCAGTGTCTTCAAAAGACTGTCTTGTTTCCTGAGACATTGCAAAGAGCTGTCGCTGCTTTCTAATCAATGCTTCAGTGGAATCAGTTACAAGCTTTAGGCGGTTATTGATGACAGTAAGATCATCACCAGCCTTAACAAAACCTTTCACAGCTGCAAATGCACCAAATGCTGCAGCAGTGCTACCGATTAGCTTAATAGTGTTTGAGAGCGCTTTATTGAGTCCTGTAGTACTCTTTTCAATATTTCCAAGAGACTTTGTAGCACTACGATCAAATTGCTGAACGGCAGAATTAGCTTTACTTACTTGTGAAGTAAGATTTTTGAATTGATTTGTGTCAATTGCACCATTGAGATTCTGCTTCGCTTTAGAACCTCGTGTAACCATATCGAGAAGTGACTTGTTAAGCTTGTTGAGATCACTTTGAGCCTTCTCGGTATTTTTGGTTTCGACATCAATAATGACACCAGTCATTGTATTCCTTTCAATTTAAAACCCCGCCAGGTGTGAGCCATAGCGGGGTTTAGGTGATGTCCCTAACAATTGTGCCATTGGGTTTAACGCCAGGATGAGACAATAGTGTTTGTTCAATAAAATAGGCAGGAGCCTGTTGAGATGAACCTGCATTTAGTCGTTCGATATACTCAGCATCATTCACGATGTCACCATCTGAATTGATTTCCCAGCGACTTTTGGCATAGCCAGTATCAACGGGAGTTGCTGCTTGTAGTTCTGTGACTAAAGCTTTCTTAGCTTCATCACCTTTATCCTTTGCAAGTTTTGCAAATTCTTGTAAAAGATTTCCTTTGATTTTTATCATAAATCGATCTTATCGCCTCCAACGGCTTGCTGCATAAGTCTTTCAAACCAAGAGCCTTTAAAGGTACTCATTGGATCATCCGGCTTATACTTTTGATCGGGTTCGTATATCTTCTTTAGAGAAGGAAATAGATCGGTAGCCTTGATCTTTGCACCTTGAGCTTGCACAATCTTAGCTGTCCTGTCGTCTTCCCTCCAGCCAATTGGCCTTCTATCGAAGTATTCGTACCATTTTAATAATTCATCATAAGGCATCTCTTCCATGATTTGATAAACTGGTATTCTAAGCTGAAATGCAACTTCGAATAAAGCCAGTTCATCATCATCGATTATTCGGACTTTCCCTGGGGAGCGGCTTCACCAAAACCAGAATACTTCATAATGGTGTTTGAGAGAGTTGAAAGCTCATCCATTGGCCAAGCAGCAAAATCGTCAGCAGTAAGCTCTTCGCCACCTACGACAGATAGTGAAATAACCTTCTGGAGAATGTCAAGACCATCATTGTCTTCCTGACCTTCTACAGTCTTAGCGAGTTCCTGAATTTCCTTAACTTCTGACACAGTGAGCTTACGCACCTGCACATCTTCGTTTAGAAACTTGACAGTCTTAGTTACGCGCTTACCGCGTAGTGCTAGAATGCCCTTGGGGGTATCAGTCATTATCTTGATGTCCTTTGAATTGATTGGGATTTGCACGTTGGTATTCCACTAGTGATTTTCGTACGAGACTTAGATAAGAGATTGTTTGTAGAATTTCAGTAGACTTTTCAGAGTCACTATCAAATTCCTCAATACGACCTACAGTCTTGTCTAGACTGATGTCAATACTCTTAATCATATGTCGAAAAGTAGTCTTCATCACGTATGGCATATCAAACGGCACCTTATTGTCTGCCATGATATTTTCCATATGATATTTTATGGTGCTAGGTGTAGGGCTCGAACCCACGACCTTCTCGTTACAAATGAGATACTCTACCAACTGAGTTAACCTAGCATAAAAGACTAGTTGTTTAGGGTACAACTAGCAAAACCCGGTAGCGATCGCCCCTTGTCGGCAAGGCGATTGCAATTGCTAAGAGACCTTCCTAACTCTCGTAGTGTTTGTTTTGCTACGCATCCAGTTCCACCTCTGGCTTGTAGTTGGTTTTATTAAGTTACAGTATACGCACCATAGAACTTGCTCTGTGTTGACAGAGAAAGTGTAGCTTGGTTAGCATCTGTAAGCTGAGGATTGCTAAGAAGGGCCTCAACCTTACCAAGCCAGTAATAGCTTGAGTTGTTCACTGAACCGATACCTGCAGTAGTAGCAGCATAGGAAGCAGGTTCAGCAGCTAGGAAGCTAAAGCGGAACACGCGAACCTTGCCATCACCGACCATGCTACCAAGAATGGCAGTAGGATCGAAATCTGAAGGAACAAAGTTAAGGGTTAGTGAAAGATCAGGAGAGTCAGCCTGACCCTGAACCTGAGCGGAGTTGCTCTGACCATAAACAGGTACGTTAACAATGTTAGCGGGTGTACCGATCTGTGGGTATTCACGAACATTCTTTAGACGAATGAAAGTGTCGGTTGACTTAGTACCGCCGATGTTGGCGATTTCTGCACCGAAAAGAGCGTCAAATTCAGCAGCAGTATCTAGAGCAGCAAGAGCTGATGCACTAAGGACCGAAGCTGGAGTGTGGATTGACATGCAGGAGAAGATACCTGCTGAAATGCCAGAAATGTGAGTCATTATTGTACTCCAAAGTACTTAAAAGGTATAGTGTAAGAATGCCTTATCAAAGCGGGGTTACTCACATCTTTGCCTTTGGGGACTAAAGAAGATGCGGTAGGAAACTGTAAAACACCTTCACTGGTATTCTTGGAGCCACCTACTAGATAATCATCCAGTTTGTCAGCAATGACCATAGCTTCCGAAGGATTGGCTGTAGTCGCTGTAAATATGTCGATAATACATATACCCGAAGCGGATTTAAGATTAATTCCATTCCCACTTGGAATAATCGAAATTCGTACAAATTTCTCGTGATTATCCTTGATTGCCAAGTCTTGTGGATATGTCGGAATACTTTCAAGTCCCCAAGTTAAACCTGAGAAGAAATTGAAAATAGCTGACTGGAGTTCAGTGTATTTACCCATCTGAACCCTCCCTATAGATTTCGAAGGAGACTACTTGACCTGTTTCTGATAGAATTGGCCCGATCTTCCAAATCACTCCGTTAAGAGTTAAAGAGTCAAATTCATCAAGAATGCCTGTATCTGTTAAACGTGCTAACACGACCTTCGTAATAGTACTGTCTTTCTTCTTTGTTTCGACAACAACCATCTTTATAACGGTTGGTTCGGCTTCAGTCTTTTCGACATTACCTGTATCAAAATCAAAGCCTGTAACAGTAGTATTTTCAAAAGTAGCTGTGTCAGCAAGATCTTTAAGCATATTGAATGCCTGAAGAGCCTTTTGATCTAGCAACTTTTTGAAGGACATTAGTTATTCCTCCACCAAGACCTACTACCACCATTTAGTAGCATAGGCCTGATCTTTCTCAAGACCATGAGAGGAATCTTAGGAGCATTCTGGACCCGCTGGAGACTGATAGGACCTACAGAGAGATCGGTAACAGTACCAGTAGAGTCCAGAACACCGGAGTTGTTTAACAAATGCAAAGCTAGCTCAAACGTAGCTACTTCTACAT